CAACAAGTACGTCACCAATGCCAGAGCAGTCATTGACCAAGTCGATAGAGACCACGGCATTGAGTGATACAGAAGAGAAGATGCATGTACCTGACATTGAAGGTCAGAACATTATCTTCAAGCCTAATGCAGGTCCTCAAACTTACTTTTTAGCTGCACCAGAACGTGAGGTTCTCTATGGAGGAGCAGCGGGTGGAGGTAAATCTTATGCAATGCTTGCTGACCCTCTCAGATATATGGGTCATCCTTCCTTTAGCGGTCTTCTGTTACGTCATACTACTGAAGAACTTCGAGAATTAATCTGGAAATCACAGGAGATGTACCCCAAGATCTATCCGGGGATCAAGTGGTCAGAGAGAAAGATGCAATGGGTAGCACCAAGTGGGGCTCGATTGTGGTTCTCTTACCTAGATAGAGACGAAGATGTACTAAGATACCAAGGTTTAGCGTTTAGTTGGGTGGGATTTGATGAGTTAACACAGTGGTCTACCCCATTTGCATGGAATTACATGCGTTCTCGTCTACGTAGTACTGCCCCAGACCTACCAATCTTCATGAGAGCCACTACCAATCCGGGTGGACCGGGTCATGGATGGGTTAAAAAGATGTTTATTGACCCTTCTCCACCGGGAAAGTCCTTCTGGGCTACGGATGTAGAGACAGGACAGCGATTAGAGTACCCTAAAGGTCATACTAAAGCAGGGCAACCCCTGTTTAAGCGTAGGTTTATCCCGGCTATGCTGGTAGATAACCCGTATTTGGCTGATCAAGGGGACTATGAGACGATGTTGCTCTCATTACCAGAGCATCAACGTAAACAATTGCTTGAAGGCAACTGGGATGTAGCAGAAGGTGCAGCATTTACAGAGTTTAACAGGCAGATTCACGTAATAGAGCCATTTGATATACCCAGAAGCTGGGCTAGATTCAGATCTTGTGACTATGGCTACGGATCTCACTCAGGTGTGACATGGTTTGCTGTATCTCCTAGTGAACAGTTGATTGTGTACAGGGAATTGTACGTAAGTAAGGTACTAGCTACCGACTTAGCTGACAAGATCCTAGAAGCAGAGGCTAATGATGGTTCAATTCGGTACGGAGTACTGGATAGTTCCTGTTGGCACAAGCGTGGAGACACAGGTCCCTCACTTGCAGAGCAGATGATCATGCGTGGGTGTAGATGGAGACCAGCAGATAGAAGTGCAGGCAGTAGAATAGCAGGTAAAAATGAAATACATAGGCGATTACAGATTGATCCCTTTACAGAAGAGCCAAGACTTGTTATAACTAGCAACTGCACGAACTTGATAGCACAGCTTCCTATCTTGCCACTGGATAAAACTAATCCAGAAGACATTGATACGAAGTCTGAAGATCACTTGTATGATGCATTGAGATATGGAGTTATGAGTAGACCAAGAAGTAGTCTGTTCGATTATAATCCGTTACATCAGAAAACAGGCATGTCTGTTGCTGATCCAACATTTGGATATTGATAGGTAAAGAATGATAGATAATAAGTTTCTTGAAGATGACTCCATTGGCTTAGGAGATGTAGATAATATCCATGCAGAAGATAAAGTAACTGCTCCTATTATCCAACTATTGACTGAGAAGTTCACAAAAGCTGAGACTACTCGTAAGATTGATGAAGAGCGTTGGTTACGTGCATACCGTAACTATCGTGGTATCTATGGTGCAGACGTACAATTTACTGAAACTGAAAAGAGCCGTGTCTTTATCAAAGTAACTAAGACTAAAACTCTTGCTGCTTACGGTCAAATCATTGACGTGCTGTTTGCTAATAACAGCTTTCCAATTAGTGTAGATCCAACAGTATTACCAGAAGGAGTGGCAGAAGATGTTAGCTTTGACCCAGCTGAAAGTAAAGTTCGTGAGGCTGTACCTGAGTTTTCTCCTTATGGGTATAAGGGTGATGGAAAAGACTTACCTCCGGGTGCAACCTATGTATCACTACAAGACCGACTGGGTCCTCTAACAGACGAATTGTCTGGAATTACTAACTTAAATGAAGGTCCCGGTCTTACTCCTAGCTCTGCTACATTTAGCCCAGCCATGGTTGCTGCTAAGAAGATGGAGAAGAAGATTAAAGATCAGCTAGATGAAAGCAATGCTAGCAAGCAGTTAAGATCTACAGCATTTGAGATGGCACTCTTTGGTACAGGTATCATGAAGGGTCCTTTTGCTATAGATAAAGAGTATGCTAACTGGACACCTGAAGGTGACTATTCTCCTACTATCAAGACTGTTCCTTCTACATCCCATGTAAGTGTTTGGAATTACTATCCAGATCCTGATGCAGTAAACATGGATGAAGCACAGTACATCATTGAACGACACAAGATGAGCCGTAGTCAAATACGTGCTTTGAAGAAACGTCCTTTCTTCCGTAGTAAAGTTATTGATGACGTAGTTGCTCAGGGTGAGTCCTACGTTAAGAAGTATTGGGAAGATGATTTGAATGACTACAAACCAGATCAAGGTATAGATCGCTTTGAAGTATTAGAGTTCTGGGGTTCTATTGAAGCAGAGCTACTTAAAGAGAATGGCGTTAAGATCCCTAAAGAATTAGATAGTGCAGATGAGCTACAGGCTAACATCTGGTATTGCAATGGTCGTATTCTTCGCATGGTATTAAATCCTTTTAAGCCAGCTAGGATTCCGTATTACGCTGTCCCCTACGAATTAAACCCATACTCGCTATTTGGCATCGGTATCGCAGAAAACATGGACGATACACAAACTTTAATGAACGGGTTTATGCGTATGGCGGTAGATAATGCTGTCCTATCTGGCAATCTTGTATTTGAAGTAGATGAGACTAACCTGACTCCGGGTCAAGACATGTCAGTCTACCCCGGCAAAGTATTCCGTAGACAGGGTGGTGCACCCGGTCAGGCTATCTTTGGTACAAAGTTCCCTAACGTATCTAATGAGAACCTACAGCTATTTGATAAGGCTCGTGTACTTGCTGATGAATCAACAGGTTTACCTTCCTTCTCACATGGACAGACAGGTGTATCAGGCGTAGGTCGTACAGCTAGTGGTATTAGCATGCTAATGAATGCTGCCTCTGGTGGTGTTAAGACTGTTATTAAGAACCTTGATGATTACTTGTTACGTCCACTAGGTGAAGCTTTCTTTGGTTTCAATATGCAATTTGATTTTGATCCAGAGATTAAAGGTGACTTAGAAGTTAAGGCTCGTGGTACAGAAAGCTTGATGGCTAATGAAGTACGTAGTCAGAGACTCATGCAATTCTTACAAGTAGCTAGTGCCCCTGCCCTTGCCCCATATGCTAAGTTCCCTTATATCATTCGTGAGATTGCTAAGTCAATGGATCTTGATCCAGATAAAGTAACGAATAGTTTTGATGAGGCAACCCGTCAAGCAATGCTGATACAACAGAGTGCTCCACCTGCACCTCCTGCTGGTGCTCAAGGTGCTCCTATGCCTCCGGGTGTGGCTGATACAAGTGGTGCTGGTGGCGGTAATATTGGTACTGGTCAAGCCCCTGTTCCGGGTGAGCAAGGCTTTAGTGGAAACATTACTCCTCAAGGTACTCCACCTGCTGCTCCTCCACAAGGAATGCCACCACAATGACACAAGCAAAAGTTTCAGACACACGCCCACCTAAACCTTTTCTCTCGAAGTTGAAAGGTTTTGTAGCAACCAACAATCAGTGGGAAGGTTTTGTTGAAGCCCTTGAGTATGAAATTGAAATGCAAAGAAAGAAACTAGAGCAGTCTACAGATCCAATTGAGATCTATCATGCTCAAGGTGCTATCCATGCTCTTAGACAACTGAAGTATTTAAGGGATCAGGTAAATGGGTCTAGCAAGCAAACTAAGTAAGATAGTAACCCCAACTAAGAAAAAAGCATCTGTACAACCAGAGGTTTCGATAGAAAGCATTCCTCCAAAAACAGTAGATGTCCTTCCTAAAAAAGAAAGCTCTAAAAATTTTAAAACTAAATTTAAGAACACTGTAGTTGTTGATGAAAATAAAAAACCAGCACTGCTGTATCACGGTAGAACAAACGATTATGAGGCGTTTGACCCAATGGGTGGTTCAAGTTCCGTCCCAGAGTTAGGGACACACTTAGGTACACAGGCACAAGCAAATGAATTTGCTACATACGCTGGAGGAAATATTGTTCCTGCTTATGTGGATATAAAAAATCCTTTACGTCTAGAAGATCGTGGTGGGTTTCAGCCCACTGAAGTACTTGAGCAATTACGGGGATATGGTATTTCTGATGAGGTTGCTAATCAAATCGAGGATCTCCCAGTTCCAGAGCAAGTTAAAGCAGTCTCTGCTCTAATCAAGGATATGGGGTATGACGGAATTGTGTACCTTAATAAGAGAGAAGGTCTTAATTTAAAGGGAACTCCTAAGCAGGTAGCGGATAAGCTAGATGAAATACAAGATTACGATGATGACGTTTTACGCAAAAAATATGGGGCACAAGACTCCTATATAATTCTTGATCCAACACAAGCAAAGTCCCCTTTTAATAGCGGGACTTATAGTGAGACAGACGATAGATTTAACTACAATAAAGGCGGGGCAGTGAATACTACAACCGATTACACAATAGATCAGCCAGCGGATACAGGCGGTATTCAGCACGGTACCATTACTGAACCACAGCAACCTACTATGCAACCCTTGATGACCCCTAGATTTGCTATGGCTAAAGGTGGACAAGTGGCTAATCAAACACAACGTATGCTAAAAGAAGGTGGCATGATGCAAGAGGGTGGTACGGTAGATCCTGAGAGTGGGAACAAAGTACCAGTCGGAGCTATGCAAGAAGAAGTACGAGATGACATCCCTGCACAGTTAAGTGAAGGGGAGTTTGTATTCCCTGCTGATGTAGTACGCTACATTGGTCTAGAGAGACTTATGATGATGCGACAAGCTGCTAAGAAGGGCTTGATGCAAATGGATGATATGGGTCAGATGTCTAATGGTGAAGAAGGCTCAGAGGAAGAAGATACTGCTGAGTTTGAATCTCAGATAGATGAGATCATAGGTGAACTCGGTGGAAGAGAGCCAGAAGAAAAAGAATCTGAAACTAAAATGGCTGAAGGCGGTATGGTAGCTCCTCCAATGCAAGCACCTGCAGCATCACCTCCTATGGCAGCACCAGCCCCTGCTGCTATGCCCCCTCAATCTGCCCCACCAGCACCTCCTCCTGAAGGTGTAGCCCCAAGTGCTGCTAGTGAACAGACTAATGCTGCTTTGGCACCTACGTCTGATCAGCCAACAGCTAGAGGTAATCCAGAAGTAGATGCTCTTATTGCTCAAAGTATGGAGGCAGATCAACTAACTGATGCAGAAAAACAAGCAATGGCAGGTTTCTTACGTAGTGAACCAGCCCAGCTAGCTATTACCTTACGTGAAAGTAATAGTCTATTTCTTTGTTTAGGTTTATCTAAAACAGAATTAGCTGTTACTGTGTTTACAACTGACTCTCCAGAAATATTAAATGAGTCTGTTGGTAAGTTCCTTGGTGCAGTTAAAACTGCCAAGATTAAATCTTTACAGGGTGCAACAAAGAATCCAAATTTAATTGCAGCTTTTGAGGCAAATAGCATAAAGCCAATTACAAAAGAGGAAAATGGAATCATTTCCTACAAAGTAAAAGTATCCGAATTTAAACCTCAGTTGGGTTAATCATGGATAATCGTCCACCAATAGTCTACTTACAAGGCGAACACAACGAGCGTACAGGCGAATGGGAAGGAAACTACCCAATTGAAGGCATAGATTGGCAACATGATGAACGGTCTGGGCTAAGGTACGCAGTTGACCCAAATTGGACACCTTCGACTTTAATAACTTTAGAAGATATTAAAAATAGAACTCCATTTAGTGTTGATTCCTATACTGGATTTGTTACTGTTGACCCAGAGGCTACGGTACCTACAGACCCCAATGAATACTACAAACAATTAGGGCTTGAGCTATCTAAGGCTAGTTATGGTTTATCATCTTGGAATCAAGATGCTTCTGACTATATTGATTTGATTGAGGGTCTAAAAGATGTAAATAAACAAGGCTATTACACAGCCAAAATTGATAGCCTTAGTAGGGCTGTTGGGCATAATGTTCAAGCCAACGAAGGTGGTCGGGCTGATGTTATTAAAGAACAATTAAAAGGTCTTTTACCTGACGCAGCAAAAGCTGGTTTAACAGTAGATGAGATTAACACTACTTATGGAAGTGGGTATTCTTCAGGCAGACAAGGGTTTGCACAAATACTGACCCAGCAACAAAGTGAAAAAGCAGGATTTTTAGCACCCTTTATTGAGGGTATGAAAATTATAGGTCCTGCACTAATAGGTGCTTATGGACTAGAATACTTTGCTGCTGCTGCCGAGGCTGCTGCTGCTGCTTCTGCTGCCGAAGCTGCTACTGGAGCAGCTGCCACATATACTACAGCACTTCCGGGGTTTGTTGGACCTAGTGCTTCTTTAGTTGGTGGAGCAAATATAGCTGCTGCAGATTGGGCAGCAACAGTTTATTCTATTACAGAAGCAGCTAGTACTTTTGGTATGGGTGCAGTTAAGGGTGCAGGTCTTAGTATTGTTTCAGATGTAATTAGTGGACAAGACATCAATGTTAATAAAGCATTAACTGGTGCTATAACTGGTGGTGTTGGTGCTTCAGTAGGAACTTTAGCTAGTTCTTATGCTGCACCTTATGGTGAATTTGCTAGTAGAGCAGCAGGCGGTATTACTGGCGGTATAGCAGGGGGAGCTACTCGTGCTCTTGTAGGTGGAAAAGATGTAGGGCAAGGTGCACTATCTGGTTTTATAGCTGGAGTAAGTAGTCTACCAACAATAGGCATTGATAACTCTGGACTTAGAGTATTAGCTGATGCAGCTATTGGCGGCACTAGAGCAGAATTAATGGGTGGTGATTTCTTAACTGGAGCTACAGTAAGTGGCATTAGGTCTGGGGTTAGTACAGCTGTTAGTCAAGGATATGATGCAGCTAAGGGCTTTATATCTTCTGGATCTTCTGAATCACAAGCAGATGCGGAGTTCCTTGCTGCACAAGCGGAAAGTCTTCGTGATCAACCCGGTGGTATTAGTAACGAGTATATGGCAGATATCTTAACTCGTGAAGGAGTTGATCCTTTTACTGCGTATGATACTGCGGTTTTAACTAATCAAGGTATCGGTGAGGAAGCAGTAGCTCAAAACATTGCAGCTTCTTATAAGCCTAATGAGATCTATACTTCGACTACAGCTACCCCTACTGAGGATAATGCCCTTGAAAAATTAGCTAAATCCAGTACTTCTAGTGCTATATCCCAGTCTATCTTGGGGTCTCTTTATAAACCTACTAGTTCAACATATACAAGAACTAGAAATCCAACAGCTAGTTCAAGTAGCTACGATGGTAGTATGCTTACTGGAGTAGAAGGAACTGACTCAGCTACTAATATGCTAACTCCAGCATTACAGAGTAGCAAGTATGAACTACGTAAATTCCAGTCTGTAGAAGGGGATAAGTCTGTTCTAATCCCATTTAAAGACAATCAGCCTGAAGCCCCAATACCAGAAGGGTATAGGCAAGTGGAAATTGTGGGTGCAGCTAAAGGTGGATTGATTGACAGCCCATCTACAACTATGGTAAAATACAGCAAAAAGCCACTCGTAGCTCCAAGAAAACCTGAGCTAACTAAGAAAAAGAAAACTACCAGAAAGGGGCTGGCAGCTAAGCAGTCTTAACATTACCCCTTATCATGGCTACCTAATACCCCAGTATACACTGGCAACTGTTAGCCCCAACAAAAGAGGAAAGTATGGAACTCACGCAAGTAGAAACACCTAAGAAAGTCATGTCTGGATTTGGAACACGTAATGCCAGTGAAGCCAGAATTAAACAAGAAGAAGAAGAACTTAAGCAGCTAACTGAAGCTAACTCAGCAACACCTAAAGCTACTGCAGATGAAGATGATGGCAGTGATGAGGGTTTAAATGCAGAAGAGAAAAGCTTTAAGAAGCGATATGGTGATCTACGTAGACATACCCAAAAGCAACAAGTGGATATGCAGAAACAATTGGATGACTTACGTTCCCAACTGGAGCAGTCAACTACTCAGCAAATTCGTTTACCTAAGTCTGAGGAAGAACTAGAGCAGTGGACACGGGAGTTCCCAGAAGTAGCTAAGATTGTAGAAACAATTGCTATGAAGAAGGTTAAAGAGCAGAACGCTACTATTGAAGAGCGATTCAAAGCCTTAGACCAGCGTGAAGCAGAGACTGCTAAAGAGAAGGCTGAAGCAGAATTACTCCGATTACACCCTGACTTTGACAAGATCCGTGAGCAAGATGAGTTCCATGATTGGGTAGAAGCACAGCCTAAGTGGATTCAGAGTGCTTTGTATGAGAATGAGAATGATGCTGTATCTGCTGCACGGGCTATTGACCTGTACAAGGCAGACAAAGGTATCACTACTTCTAAGCGTACCCGTAAGTCAGATGACAAGGATGCAGCTTCATCTGTAACTTCTAGCCGTAAAGCAGGACTAGATGCTTCCAATGAACAGGGCACTTTCTCTGAGTCACAAGTGGAGCGTATGAGTGCGGTTGAATATGAGCGTAATCAAGAGGCTATTGTAGCTGCTATTCAGTCTGGTAAGTTTATTTATGATAAATCAGGTTCTGCCAGATAAGTCTTGACAAACCTAGAAATAGGTCTATAACTGTAGTACATGGGCGAACAGGGTAGCTCCCTTTCCGATACCGCTTTATTGGATAGCCCATACCTTTAACTAAGCGGAGTATGTATGGAAAAGACGTGTACACACTGTGGTGTGGTCAAGCCTTTAGATCTATTTGTAAAGAATACGGGCTGTGTTAATAACAGAACAAATAGATGTAAAGACTGTGAAGCTGTTTGGAGTAAACAGTATTACACAGCCAACAAAGAAAAGATTATAAAACGCAATGCCAAATATCGAGTGGATAATGGCATGTGGTATAACAAGTCCTTAGAACATAGACTACGGTATGTTATGCAGCTTGGCATAAGTCGAGCAAAAAAGAAAAGAATAGTTTGGAATTTGTCTCTTGAGTTTCTTATGCAGTTGTGGGAAAACCAAGAGGGAATATGTGTGTATTCTGGGGTGCCTCTTTCATATGAAGACAACCACCCACACACGGTATCTTTAGATCGAATCGATAGCTCTAAAGGTTACACAGAAGATAACGTACAGTTTGTCTGTACGATTGTCAATTATGTAAAACAAAGATTTGACGAAGGTGCATTCTTTGACTTTTGCAAGTCTGTAACGCAGCATAGCAATTCGTAGGACACCCTATCGAGTTAGCCCACATATCTTAGCGGATCTAGAACTCTAAGCTATGTGCACCTAATGTAAGAGGCTCCGAGAATTTATGTAAGCGTATTTAGTAGCAATACATTTATTCAATTTAGGAGAATTAAAAATGGCATTCCCATCAGCAGCAGGCTATGGTAACCTTCCAAATGGAAATTTTAGCCCAGTAATATATTCAAAACAGGTGCAATTAGCCTTTAGAAAAGCTTCTACTGTTGAAGCTATCACTAACAGCGACTACTTCGGTGAAATCGCTAACATGGGTGACTCTGTAAAGATCATCAAAGAGCCAGAAGTTTCAGTTCAGTCATATGCTCGTGGTACACAAATCACTGCACAAGACCTCGATGACGAAGACTTCACATTGACTGTTGACCAAGCTAACTACTTCGCATTCAAGATTGATGATATCGAAGCAGCCCATAGCCACGTTAACTTCATGAGCATGGCTTCTGATCGTGCAGCTTATCGTTTGCGTGACCAGTATGACCAAGACGTTCTTGGCTATCTGTCTGGTTACAGCCAGTCTGCTAAGCACTCTAGCCCAGACACAGTTCGTACAACTTTCCCCGGCACAAAAGCTGTAACTACTGCTGGTTCAGATGAGTTGTTATCCACAATGAAGTTAAGCCGTCCATCTTTTGGTCAATTGACATCTGCTGGTTCTTCTGGCGATTCAATTCCTTTGGCTGCACGTCTTCCCGGTGCAACAGCATTGCCAACAACTGTAGTATCTCCATTGCAAGTAATCGCTCGTATGGGTCGCTTGTTGGATCAACAGTTAGTTGATACAAATGGTCGTTGGTTAGTTCTCGATCCAGTATTTGTCGAGTTGTTGAAAGACGAAGATAGCCGTTTATTGAATGGTGACTTCGGTGGATCTGGCTTGCAGAACGGTTTGATCTTGAACAACCTACATGGTTTCCGTGTATACGTTTCTAACAACCTGCCTAAAGTTGGTACTGGTCCCGGTACAGCTGGTGCTTCTGCTCAGTCTTCTAACTTCGGTGTTATCGTTGCTGGTCAAGATGCTGCTGTTGCATCTGCTCAACAAATCACCAAGACAGAGAGCTATCGTGATCCAGATAGCTTCGCTGACATTGTACGTGGCATGCATTTGTATGGTCGCAAGATTCTTCGCCCAGAAGCAATCGCTGTTGCCCGTTACAACGCAGCTTAATTTAAGGAGAAATAAAAATGGCAACTGTAACTACCCTCGCAGGTGGAGCATCAGCAGGTCGTACTGTTGGTTCTGTACCGTATTTAGTAGACAAAAACATTGACTTTGCTGCTGCAGCTACTGCTAAAGGCTCTGCCTTGGCAGCTGCTGACGTTATCGAGTGCATCTCTGTACCCGTTAACACAGTAATTTTAAATGCTGGTATGGAAATCACCACCCTCTTAGGCGGTGAGTCAAGCGATACCACATTTGACTTAGGCACTGGTGTTGATGCCGATAACTTTGTTGACGGCTTCGATGCTGATGCTGCTGCTGCTGGTGCTTATGCACAAAACGCTGCTGCATTCCAGCCTCTTGTAGTTGGTGCAACTGCTGACACAATCGACATTACGATTGCTACAGCTACAACTGCCCCTACTTCTGGTGTAGTCCGTGTTTGGGCTGTGCTTATGAATGTAGATGGTCGTATTGGTGCAGACGAAGTAGATCGTGATCAATTAGCCTAATCGGGCTAATGTAGTGGGGTGGGGGTCAAAAGCCCCCACTTTTATCTAATACTAATTCCAACGAGTTACTAGTAGATAGAAGACTAACACTTTATTTAAGGATTCCCGTATGGCAATTACCACAGCAATGTGCACTTCCTTTAAGAAAGAAGTTCTTGAAGCATTGCATGACTTTAATACAACTTCTGGCAGTGTATTCAAAATAGCTTTATACACATCTTCAGCTACTCTAGATGCTAGTACAACTGTGTACTCTACTTCTAATGAAGTAGTTGGTACAGGCTACACTGCAGGTGGGAACACCCTTACTAACATTGATCCTGTAACTTCTGGTACCACAGGTTTTGCTGACTTTGCTGATACAACTTGGACAAGTGCAACTATTACTGCTGCAGGAGCATTGATCTATAACAGCAGTCAATCAAACAAAGCAGTTGCTGTGTTGTCATTCGGTGGGGATAAGACTTCTACTAATGGTGACTTTGTAATCCAGTTCCCTGTTGCAGATGCAAGTAACGCAATTATTAGAATAGCTTAAGGAGCCACAAATGGCTCTTGTAGTTGCTGATAGGGTTCAAGAAACCACCAATACAACAGGGACGGGCACACTCACACTTGCTGGTGCAGTAGCTGGATTTCAGTCTTTCTCCGTTATTGGCAATGCTAATACCACTTATTACACCATTGTCTCAGGTACAGACTGGGAAACAGGTGTAGGAACTTACACATCTTCTGGCACTACTCTAAGTCGAGATACAGTATTAGCTTCATCTGCATCTGGGTCAAAAATCACTGTGGTTGCAGGTGCTTTTGTATTCTGTTCTTACCCCGCTGGACAATCAGTTTATGAAGACGCATCTGGTGTAGTTACAGGCTATCCTATTTCAGGTGGCACAATCAACAATACAGTCATTGGTGGAACAACACCTGCCGCAGTAACCGCTACTTCACTTAATGATTCAGGAAACCTAACTTTTACTGGTACAGGAAATCGTATTACTGGTGATTTTAGTAATGCTACTGTTGCTAATCGTGTAATGTTTCAAAGTAGCACAACCAATGGCATAACTAGAATTTCAGGAATTCCGAATGGTTCAGGCACAGGCACTTTATTTACTGCTTATGGTTTAAGTGACCCTACAAATTCCCCAACTTTATCTTTTTTTCAAAGTGCAAGTGCATCTGCAATAACAGCAGCAATTACGGGAACTGGCACATATACCCCTTTAACATTTTCTACAAATGGTAGCGAAAGACTGCGTATATTCACATCGGGTGGTGTTTCCATTGGTAACACTACAGACCCCGGTGCTGCTAACTTAAGTGTTACTGGTGCAATAACTAGTTCTTCTGCAAGCATAGCGTCTGCGTCAACAATTACTCCAACTACAGGAAACAACCAATACAATGTGACAGCACTAGCAGTACCAGCTACTATAGCAATCCCTAGTGGTACGCCTGTAGATGGGCAAAAGCTAGTTATTCGCATAGAAGATGATGGCACAGCAAGGGCATTAACTTGGACTACCTCTGCTGGTGGTTATCGTGTTATTGGTAGCACTTTACCAACAACAACTGTAGCTACAAAAAATCTTTATGTCGGCTGTATATACAACTCTAATGATTCTTTTTGGGATGTAGTGGCAGTAGCACAACAGGTCTAATATGAAAATTGACTTTACTATTACTCAGAACGGCTATACCTACAGCGATGCTATCTTTGTAGAAGATGAGACACCTGAACAGATTGAAGCTATGAAACAGGCTCGATTTGATAACTGGTACAAAATCATCACTACACCAATAGACCCTAATTATGTAGAGGAAGTCACAGAGGAAGTGATTGAAGAACTACCAATAGAAGAAGTTGAGTAATGGCAAATAGATATTGGGTTGGCGGAACAGCTACATGGGATAACCTTGCCCTACTAAAATGGTCTACAACATCAGGCGGTCTTGGTGGTTCTGCCGTACCTACTTCTGCTGATACTGTTTTCTTTGATGCTAACTCAGGCGCAAACACAGTAACAATTGGTGCTGGTACAGCAATCTGCTCAACGCTAACAATGACGGGATTTACAGGGACTCTAGCGTTTGGTAGCAATAGTATTGATTTAGCTGGTACGGGAACAATTACTGTTTACACAGGAGCTACAACATTCTCTGTTACAGGAACACCTTTAATGCTTGTAACAGGAAATACAGCCTCCACAAGAACTATTAACCCTACTGCTACAACTGAAGCCAATTCTATTAGCTTTAATATTAGTGCTGGTAGCGGTGCAATAACCACTCAAGCAACAACAAACTTTAGAAGTTTGACTTTTAGTGGAACATATACAGGAACATTAAACACTAATACAAGAACCCTTTACGGAAATTTAACTCTTAAATCTGGAATGGTTGTAGGTACTGGTGGAACTGCCACAACCTTTGCCGCCACTAGTGGAACACAAACAATCACTTCTGCTGGATTAAACTTAGACTTTCCAACAATAATTAATGCCACAGGAGCAACAGTCCAATTAGTAGATGACTTATCAGTAGGCACAGCAACAGCACGAAACTTCACTTTGACAAGCGGTACGCTAGATTTAAACGATAAAACACTTACCATATTTGGTGCATTTGTTTCAAGCAATACAAATACTCGCTCTGTTCTGTTTGGCACTATAGGCAATATCACTCTTACAAACACAGCGGCTACCATTTTTAGTATTGCGACTGCTACTAACTTTTCTATTACTGGTACACCCACAATTAATGTGACTGCTAATGCAACAACAGGCACTAGAAGATTAGACTATGGTAATACAGCCGCCCCAGCATCTCCCGAAGCAAACTCTTTAAGCGTTTATGTTACCGATGGTTCTGATGCTATTCAATTAACCAGTACTTTTCCAACTAGAAATTTATTTTTTGGTGGAACTTTTACAGGTTCTTTGGTAAATAGTTCTAGAAATATATATGGAGATTTGACTTTCAAATCAGGTATGACTTTAGCGGCTGGGGCAAATACAACCACTTTCGCCGCCACTAGTGGAACTCAGTTTTTAACTTCTGCTGCATTAACATTAGACTTTCCAGTAACTATTAATGGCGTTGGCACAACAGTTCAATTAGTAGATGCTTTAATTATGGGGTCTGCAAGAAATTTAGGTTTAACTAACGGCACATTTAACAGCAATGCTAAAAATGTAACTTGTGGAACTTTTGGTTATAGCAACGGAAATACTAAAGAATTAACATTAGCAAATAGTACAGTTACTATTTTAGGGGGAACAAGTTCAAGTGGTTTTAATGGCTCAAACACAGGCACTACTTTTAACATAACTGGGACTACTGTAATATTTACTACATCAGGTACAGCACTATTTAATGCTGGTGGAAATACAACATTTCCTGCTGTAACAATGGGTGGGACTGGACAATTAATTATTGGTCAAGCGACAACATCGCCCACAATTACAACCTTATCCAATACTGTACAGCCTTGCACTATTTCTTTGCTTTCTACAATAGCAAGATTAAATGTCACAAACTTTAACCTGTCAGGAACGGCTGGCAATTTAGTTACTTTTAACTCTACTGTAGCTGGTACACAAGCAAACATCCGTAAAACTAGCGGTACAGTAAATGCCTATTACCTAAATATTCAAGATTCGCTTGCAGATGGTGGGGCAGTTTGGTATGCAAATTCTTCTATAAACGGCACTAACAATACAGGTTGGAATGT